CGCCACTTCAGATTACAAACTTGGTGTAAACGGACAAAAAGTTAGGTCACATAGAGTTAAAGTTGGAGATACTGCACCAGAGGTTGGTGACGATCCAGAAGCTGATGAAGATTCTACCAAATTAAAGAAAGAAGAAGTTTCTTATTTGGAAGAAGGAGTTAACCCGCCTTTTGTTTTAGTACTAAAGCGTAAAGCCATTCGTTATTATCCAGAGGGTATTACGAATGTTATGTACTATAGCGATAGGTTGAATCGTTACTTTTCTGTTCCATATTCAGCAGGTACACCAATGGATAATCCTGTCCAGGCAGAAGAAGTTGTGCAAGAAGGCATTGAAGATGAACCACATGAAATTGTCCACAAAGAAACTGGTAGAACAATAAGCACTCATAAAAATTATAAAGATGCTTACTCTGCATATCAAGATTTGAGTAAGGCATCGGATCATGCAATTGGCCATATTCCTAAAAAAACTAATGAAGAAGTGGTAATTAACCACAATGATGGTACAGTTAGCACAATTGATGAACAAACGGCTGATGCTATTGATACCGTTTTTGAACAATTGAGTGAAGATAATCAAGTTAAATTTTCAAGTCTTTTAAAAGAATCACAAGAAGGTTTGAATAAAGTTTTAGATTTTGTTTCTAAACAAACGACATGACCTTAATAGATTTAATTGCACAGAATAGATTGTCCGAGGCTAAAGAAATTATTTTCAATCGCCTTGATGAAATTTCAGCTGAGCATTTGGAAGAAGAAAAGATATATGTGGCATTGAACACATATACAGAAGTGATAGTAGATGAACAAATAGATGAAGCAAACGTAGTGCGAGTCGGTAGAATTAAAAAGATACGCCGCCGCATTCGTAGAAATAAAAATAATCAAATTGTTGTTCAAAGAAATAAAAGAAGATCAACAGTAAAAGGATTTAGAATTTCTGGTAATAGTGTGATTCGAATACCAGCAATTCAAAGAATACAAAAGTCCAGAAAATTAAAAAGATACTGGAAGACAAAGGGTAAATCCAAATTGCGTAGAACATTACTCAAAAGAAAAATGTCTTTAAGACGCCGCACTTCCATGGGAATAAAATAAAATGCCAATAGAAATTACAAATTCATTAAGAAGTTCATCACTCATTCGTGTTGAGGGTGCTGGTACATATTATGCTAACCTTATTTCTTTAGCTGTTGACAGTAATGAAGTCATTAGCTCTGCAAACATTAGAAGAATTAATTGGTCAACAAACGGTAATATCCAAGTTGTTCGTAATGGTAATAATATTGTTACCTTACATAATACTGGTGAAGTTAGATTAGATGAATGGGGACATACCATTGCAAACAATAATACTTCCAATGTGGTCATTACAGTTGTAACTGGCGGAACATTACTCTTAGAAGTAACTAAGTCTGCTACTTACACAACACCATTAACGGGAATGTAATATGAAACTAATCAGAGAAAATATCGAAGAGGTGGAGTACATTACTGAAGCCTCTGAAAATGGCAAGAAGAACCTATACATTACAGGTCCTTTTCTTGTCTATGATAAACCAAATAAAAATAACCGTATGTACGCCAAAAATACCTTATCAAAGGAGGTTGGTCGTTACAACGAATCATTTATTAAAACTAATCGTGCTTTAGGTGAATTGGGTCATCCAGATACACCATCATTAAATTTAGAAAGAGTATCTCACAAGATTATTTTTTTAGAAGATAATGGAGAATGCTTTATTGGTAAAGCATTGATACTTGAAACACCGTATGGTCAGATCGTTAAAAGTTTTATCGAGTCAGGTGTAAACCTTGGAGTATCTTCTCGTGGCATGGGATCTCTTGTGCAAACTAAAGAAGGTTACAGCATGGTACAAGATGATTTTCGATTAGCAACAGCAGCTGATATTGTGGCAGATCCTTCTGCTCCAGGTGCTTTTGTTAATGGTATCATGGAGAATAGAGAATGGTTATTTGTTGAAGGTCGATTCGTAGAGATGGACATTGATTCAGCAAAAAAACAAATTAGAAAGGCTTCACGCAAAGACATTGAACAAGTTGCTATTAATTTGTTCGAAAATTTCATCCGAAAACTTTAATTTTATAAATAGAAAATACTAAGGAGATTCCTAATGGCATCAAACAAACTTTTCGAGGCAGCAGCAGAAATTCTTGCAGGAAGCAAGAGTTCAGCAAAAGCTATGCCGGGAGAAAAACTAGCAGGTGAAGTTGTAGAATTAGGTGGACCAACACCTCAGAATTACAAATCAGATGATGACTCAGCTAAAATTGATACAACAAAAGTTGCAAGATCAGCCACAGCACCAACAACAAAGCCATCAGATGCTTCACCTGATACCCAAGAAATGCTTGGCGGTGGCCAAAAAACAATGAAAGAAGATATTGCAGATTTGTTCGCAGATGATGATACAATCTCTGAAGAATTTAAAGATAAAGTTTCTACAATTTTTGAAGCTCGTATTCATGATCGTGTTTCTCAAATTGAAGAAGAAGTAGAATCGTATTATGCTGGTATGCTAGAAGAAGCTGTTGAATCAATCAAGCAAGACCTAACAGAAAAAATTGACGATTACCTATCATACATTGTTGACCAATGGATGGAAGAAAATCAAATCGCTATTGAATCCGGTCTACGCTCAGAAATGACAGAAGATTTTATTGCCGGTTTACGCAACCTATTCGTAGAGAACTATATTGATGTTCCTGCCGAAAAAGTTGACCTCGTTGAAGAACTTGCCTCTAAAGTTGAAGAACTTGAAAGCAAACTTGACGAAGAAATCGAACGTAATGTTGATTATGCGAAAGCATTAATTGAATCACGCAAGTCAGAAGTAACTCGTGAAGTTTGTGAAGGTCTTACAGCAACTCAAGTTGAAAAAATTAAATCACTCGCAGAGAGCGTACATTTTTCCACAGAGGAAGAATATGAAAATAAACTTGAAACAATTCGTGAGAACTACTTTCCATCTGGTGTAAAGAAAGCCAGAGAAAGCCATCTTCAAGAAGAAGTAACTGATGGTTCAGAGAAGAGGTTCGTTTCTAACGACCCATTCGTATCAGCAGTTGCAAACGCAATTTCCAAAACTAAAATATAATATCCAAGGAGATATATAAATGTATATGACAGAAGAACTACAAACAAAATGGGCTGCGGTATTAGACCATAAAGATATGCCGGCCATTAAAGACCCATATCGTAAAGCAGTTACAGCAGTTATTTTAGAAAATCAAGCTATTGAAATGGCTAAGTCATCAGGTATGTTGACAGAAGCTGGTTCACCAACAAACTTTGCTGGTACAGGTGGTTTTAGTGGTGGTGCAGCTGCAGCAGGTCCAGTTGCTGGTTTTGATCCAATCTTAATCAGTTTGGTTCGCCGTTCATTACCAAACCTAATTGCCTATGACATTTGCGGCGTTCAGCCAATGACAGGTCCAACAGGTTTGATTTTCGCAATGCGTACTAAGTATGCTGGTCAAGGCGGTACAGAAGCATTCTTTAACGAAGCTAACTCACAGTTCTCTGGCGCTAATACTGCACTTGCTGCAGCTATTACAAACCAATTAGCTGCATTGTCAGTTTCAGCTAACACAACAGAAACATTCACATCAAACGCTCAAGCCGGTCTTGCAATGACTACAGGTTCTGCTGAAGCTCTTGGTGACGGTGCTGCTGGTAACACATTCCAAGAAATGGCATTCTCAATTGAGAAAGTAACTGTTACTGCTCGTACTCGTGCTTTGAAGGCAGAATACTCACTTGAATTAGCTCAAGACTTGAAAGCAGTTCATGGTCTAGACGCAGAAACAGAATTGGCAAACATCTTGTCAACAGAAATTCTTGCTGAAATCAACCGTGAAGTTGTTCGTACAATTTACGGTACTGCAAAGTTAGGCGCACAAGTTGGTACAACAACCCGTGGTACTTTCGACTTAGACACCGATTCAAACGGTCGTTGGATGGTTGAGAAAATCAAAGGTTTGGCATTCCAATTAGAGCGTGAAGCTAACACCATTGCTAAAACAACTCGTCGTGGCAAAGGCAATATCGTTATCGTATCTTCAGATGTTGCATCTGCATTTGCGATGGCTGGCCTTCTAGACTATAACTCAGCATTGCAATCACAAGTTAGCTTAACAGTTGACGATACTGGTAATACATTTGCTGGTACAATGTTCGGTCGTATTAAAGTGTACATCGACCCATATGCACAAACATCTTCAACCAACGAATTTGCAGTTGTTGGTTTCAAAGGTTCAAATGCATTTGACGCTGGTCTTTTTTATTGCCCTTACGTTCCTCTCCAAATGGTTCGTGCCGTTGATACCGGTACATTCCAACCAAAGATTGGTTTCAAGACTCGTTATGGTCTAGTTGCTAATCCATTTGCAGAAGGAACAACACAAGGTCTAGGCGCTTTGACTGCTCAGTCAAACAACTACTACCGTGGTTTTGCAATTAAAAACATCATGTAAATAAAAACTCCGTAGAGAGTTCTTTAGAGAGGCACTTCGGTGCCTCTTTTTTTACATATAAATACCAGTATAACTAGTGAGACAATAATGAGTGCATTCACAAGAAATCCATCCAATCCAAATTACTTACACCCTAATAAGTTTCAGTTAAACTTTAGTCGTGTACCTAATCTGCAATATTTTTGCCAGTCTATAACTATTCCTGGCATTTCATTAAATGAGATTGTTCGTAACAATCCATTTGTTGACATATATTCTCCAGGTGAAAAGGCTGTATATGATATTTTGAATGTTACTTTTTTAGTGGATGAAGAATTGAAATCATGGTTAGAGATTCATGATTGGATTCGTGCAATGACCAAGGTAACTAGCTTTGAAGATTACAAAAGGTTGAGTACTTTAAATCCAAATGCAAATGCTCGTGGTGATTTAATGCCACAATTTTCTGATGCTAAGATTACCCTTTTATCATCGGCAAATAATCCATTACATACATTCACGTTCTACGATATGTTTCCAACATCGGTATCTACATTTGTGGTTTCGGCATCCGACACACCAGATTCCATCATTACTGCCGATGCCACATTCAGATATTCCTATTTTGATGTTGACAGAGCTACATAATTAGTGTATACTCCTAACAGGAGGATTTATAATGAACAAACTTGATGAACTATTAGCTATGTGGGCAAAAGATTCTGTCATTGATAGAACTGAGCCAGGCAAAGAACTAACAAACATACCACAACTACACAGTAAGTATTTAAATATACTTTCTCGTCACCGACTATTGGTGAGAGAGTCTGAGTTTAAGTATAACAAAATGAAACGACTGAAGTGGGAATACTACACAGGTAAATTGGATAATGACCAACTCAAACAGTATGGTTGGGAACCATTTCCTTTTGTACTCAAATCCGAGATCACTACATACTTTGAGAGTGATGAAGATTTAAACAAGTACTTGGCTAACAAAATTTTACATGAAGAAATTGTTGATGTATGCCAGAGTATTCTTAAAGAGTTGCACTCAAGAACATTTCAATTGAAAGAATTTATAACATGGGAAAGGTTTATACAGGGTGTATGATTTAAGATTAGAAAAGGTCAACGAAGCCTTTATCAGAGTAGTGTCAGAAAGAAATGTAGCACAAGAACTTTCCGATTATTTTTGTTTCTATGTTCCCGGTTACCAATATACTCCTGCATTCAAGGCAAGATATTGGGATGGTAAGATAAGGTTGCTTGATTTAAGAACCATGGAAATATACCATGGCTTGGTACCTTATATTGAAAAGTTTTGTAAAGAAAGAGATTACAAAATTGACATTGACCCTGAGATAACGATCACAGATAGTTACTCTTTAAAAGAAGCTAACGATTTTATACAGACACTTGGTTTGCCATTTGAACCTCGTGACTATCAAGTTAACTCTTTTGTTCATGCAATCCGTAATAAAAGAATCTTACTTCTTTCACCTACTGCATCAGGTAAATCTTTAATCATTTATTTGATGTTGAGATATATTCAGCAAACACAAAGAAAAGGTTTATTAGTTGTACCAACAACTTCACTTGTTGAACAGATGTATACAGACTTTCAATCTTATGGATATAACTCAGAGGAGTTTTGTCATAGACAGTATGCAGGTAAAGATAAGGTCACAGATAAGTTTTTGACCATCACAACATGGCAATCTATCTACAAAAATCCACCTGAATACTTCAAGCAATTTGATTTTGTTATAGGTGATGAGGCACATCAATTCAAAGCCAAATCATTAGCAACAATCATGTCAAGCTTGACTGATACCAAATATCGGATTGGTTGTACTGGTACACTTGATGGTACACAGACACATAGGTTGGTGTTAGAAGGGTTGTTTGGTCCAGTTTACAAGGCCACATCAACGGCAGAATTAATTGAAAAGGGTCAACTGGCAGCATTTAGAATTAAATGTTTGATACTGAAATACCCTGATGCTATTTGTAAGATGGCTAAAGATTGGGACTACAATCAAGAAGTAGAATATATAGTTATGAATCCTGCTAGAAATGAATTCATTAAGAATTTAACATTGTCATTGAAAGGCAATACCCTTATATTATTTCAGTTCGTAGAAAAACATGGTAGAGATTTACACGCACTAATCAAACAACACACCAAGAATAGACAAGTATTTTTTGTATACGGAGGTACCGATGTTGAAGTCCGTGAATCTATCCGTTCTATTACTGAAAAAGAAAAAGATGCTATTATCGTGGCTTCTTATGGTACTTTCTCAACTGGAGTCAACATACGAAACCTACACAATATTGTATTTGCAAGTCCCTCTAAATCTAAGATTCGCAATCTACAATCCATTGGGCGAGGTTTAAGATTAGGAGATGATAAAGAAGAAGCTGTTCTGTTTGATATATCTGATGATTTTAGAATTGGCAAATTTACCAATTACACAATCAAACACCTAATAGAAAGAGTTAAGCTATATGATGAAGAGAAGTTTAACTATAAGTTTTACCCTATAAAGTTGGAAAACGGATGATGGATAACATAAAGATTGTAAGACTACAAAGTGGTGAAGATATCATTGCTGATTATACCTCAGATGATAGTGATAGTTCGGTTATTCTAAACAACCCAATGTCATTGATATTTAAAAGACTATCATCAGGTAAATCTGTTATGATGATGAGTCCTTGGATTCCCTTGGAGATAGTTGAGAATACATCTGCAAGAATATTCTCATTGGATGTTTTAGCTGTGTTTGAACCAAAACCACATATCATTGAATACTACAATACTACCGTGGTCGAGGTTGAAGAAGATATGTATGCCAGTGATGATGGTCTAGAAGAATTAGATGATGATGAAGAACTTACTGAAGAGGAAGAAGAAGCTGCCTATGCAGAGTTGGAAGAGTACCAACAAGGTACTAAGAAGAGAACATTACACTAATATGGTTACTGGTTCTTATATAACATTGAAACGACAACACCGCCATGATATCACTTGTCAAGTAACAAATGTGGCAATGATGGTGATAAGTACCTAAAAAACTTGACTTATGTGTAAATTATGTTATAATGATACTATGTTAGTAAATACTAAAGGTGAATTGGAAAATATATGAGTAAGAAACACTACGTCAACAATGCTGATTTTTTAGCATCATTAATTGATTACCATGATAGATGTGCATTAGCTAAAGAAAATGGCAAAGAAGATCCACCTATACCAAATTACATCGGTGAATGTTTCTTAAAGATTGCAGAAAGCTTTTCACGCAAACCAAACTTCATATCATATTCGTTTCGTGAAGAAATGATTTGCGATGGTATTGAGAACTGTATTCAATACTTTCGTAATTTTGATCCTATTAAGTCGAAGAATCCTTTTGCATACTTCACCCAAATTATTTACTATGCTTTTCTCCGTAGGATTGCCAAGGAGAAAAAACAATTGTATGTTAAGTACAAGGCAACACAACAATTTGGTTTGTTGAATGAAGGTGAACTGTATGAAGATGAGCACGGTAAGATGCAACAATTCCAAATGTATGATAACATCGCTGAGTTTATTGAGACATTTGAGTTAGCTAAAGAAAGTAAGAAGAAAGCAAAGATAAAAGGCCTTGAGAAATTTATTGAGGAAGATATTCCTTTAATTGAAGATATTGATATTGTAGACGATGAAAATAGCCCTGATAAATGACACCCACGCCGGTGCAAGAGGTGATGACCCAAGATTCAATGAATATTTCTTTAAATTTTGGGAAGGTACATTCTTTCCTTATTTGAAGGAAAATAACATCACACAGATTTGCCACTTAGGTGATGTTGTTGATCGTAGAAAATACATCAACTTTGTCACTTTGAATTCCTGGCGAAAAAGGTTCTTTGATGTGCTTGAGCGAGAAGGCATCAATATGGATGTTATTGTTGGTAACCATGATGTTACTTACAAGAACACAAATGAAATTAATGCCATGCATGAGTTGTTTGATCGTTATGAAAACATCAATGTGTTTATTGATCCGGTTGAAATGGAATATGCTGGTACAAAAGTGGCTCTTGTACCTTGGATCAACTCTAGCAACTATGAACAGACCTTAGATTTCTTAGAGAACACTAAAACACAAATCGTTTTCGGGCATTTTGAGATTGCAGGCTTTGAGATGGATAGAGGAAACATCTGTCACACAGGTCTAGATAAGAGTTTGTTTAATAGATTCGATATGGTTCTTTCTGGTCATTTCCATCACAAGTCCAACGATGGTTCAATCTTCTATCTTGGTAATCAATATGAAATCACATGGGCAGATTACAATGACCAACGTGGGTTTCATGTGTTTGATACCGAGACAAGAGAACTGACATTTGTTCCTAATTCAAATCGAATGTTCTACAAGCTGAACTATGATGATGGTGCTCAAGACTTTGAACATTGGAAGAACTATGACTTTAACAATTTGAAAGATACCTTTGTTAAGGTTGTGGTGCTGAACAAACAGAACCCTTACCTATTTGATAATGTGGTTGATAATCTGTATAAGGCAGGTGTTGCTGACATATCAATCGTTGAGGACTTTACCGATGTTGCCTTAGATGATGACCAAGAGTTGATAGATCAGGCAGAAGATACGATGACAATCTTATCTAAGTACATTGATAACCTCACTTTGAATGTGAATAATGATAAACTAAAGACTTTAATGAAAGAACTTTATGTTGAAGCTTTGAACACGGAAACTGAATGATACTATTCCGAAAAATTAGATGGAAGAATTTCCTGAGTACCGGTAATTATTTTACCGAAATACAATTTGATAAGTCACCTAATACCCTAGTTGTAGGTTCTAATGGTTCAGGTAAATCTACGATGCTTGATGCGTTGTGTTTTGCCTTGTTTGGCAAAGCCTTTCGTGCAATTACTAAACCTCAATTATTGAATAGTATCAATGGTAAAGATTGTATCGTTGAAGTTGAGTTTAGTACAGGCAATAAATCATATAAGATTGTTCGTGGTATTAAGCCTGCTGTGTTTGAAATCTGGTGTGACGGTGTAATGATTAATCAAGAAGCCGCAGTCCGTGATTACCAAGAATACCTTGAAAAGTTTATTTTGAAGTTAAACTATAAGTCGTTCACACAGATTGTTATTCTTGGTTCAGCATCATTTACACCATTCATGCAATTAAAACCTGGTGATCGTAGAGAAATCATTTAAGATTTATTGGACATCCAAATCTTTTCAGCGATGAATAACATCCTTAAAGATAAGAATCTAAACAATAAAGAATTAACCACT